AGATTATTATGTCCAATTCATTTAGAATAAGAACTGAGCCTGGTGTTGATAAATCACTTAATGTCTTGATAGACCAAGAATTTGAGTATTTAGAAATATTATCTCTAAAAATATTACAAAGTCAAATATATACTAGACAATGCTCGGATTATGGAGTTCTTGTCGGTAGAGTTAGTGTTAATAATGGTTTTGGTATTCCAAACGCTAAAGTTTCAATATTTGTTCCATTAGATAGTACTGATGAATTAGACCCCGTAATTTCCGAATTATACCCTTATAAATCACTTTCTGACCTTAATGATGACGGATACCGTTATAATTTATTACCATATACTCAATCCCACAGTGGTCATATACCAACTGGAACCTTCTTCACTAGAAAAGATGTTTTAGTTGACCCAACATTAATCCAAGTTTACGATAAATACTATAAATTTTCCACAGTAACTAATACAAGTGGGGATTATATGATATTTGGATTACCAACCGGTAGTCAAACAATTGTTGTTGATATTGACTTATCGGATATTGGAGAATTTTCATTATCACCACAAGATTTAATAAGAATGGGTATTGCTACACCATCTCAAGTTGCGGGAGTTTCATTTAAATCATCAACCAATTTAAGAAGTTTACCTCAAATTATAACTATTAATAGAACTGTTGAAGTTGAACCTTTATGGGGTCAACCACAAATATGTAATTTAGGGATTACAAGAACAGATTTTGACTTATCGTCGGAAGCGGGGATTGATATTAACCCTACAGCTATTTTTATGGGTTCCATAGTTTCTACAACTGATGAGGATGCTTTAAAACGAACGTGTCAAGTTAGAGGTAATGCGGGTTATTTATGTAGTTTAACTACGGGTCCTGGTGAAATTTTAGGTATACGTCAAACAATATTCCAAGATGAATATGGTAGACCAATATTGGAATCTTTTGATTTAGATGAGGGGGGTAAAGTAATTGATTCAAATGGTACGTGGTTAGTTGATATACCAATGAATTTGGATTATTACATTACAAATGAGTTTGGGGAACAAGTCTTATCAAATGACCCTAAAAAAGGTATTCCAACGAGAGCCAAATGTCGTTTTAAAGTAAAATGGGACCAGTCTCCATCATTATCAGAACAAATAAAGAGAGGTTATTTTATTGTACCAAATGTTAGAGAACATGGGTGGACTACTAGTGGTTCAGACCCATTGAGTTCTTCTAATAGAACATTGAATTCACCGTATGATTTGGCTATGAAATCATATGCTTTTAGTTTAGATTGGGCGGATTATGGATATACAGGTACGTCTACAAGTAGTGGTGCAAACATTGGTAGACAAATGATTCAAGAAGCAATTGATTGTGACGATAAATTTTATGTAATGCAATATAATAAAGTTTATACAGTATCTCAGTTAGTTGATAAATTTAGAAAAGGTATTACACCTGATAGATTTATTGGGATTAAAAATATTTTGGATGATAGTTGTAATAGTGAAAATAACAAATTTCCAACAAATGATTCTAATATGAGATTTGATATCATTTATATTTTATATTCATTTCTAATGATGGTATTTAGACCGGTGCTTTTTTTATTATTGATTACCGCCCATTTATTATATTTTACAATAATGTTGCTTAGAATATTAATAATACCGGCGTTAATACTTTATTATACGGTACAGGTGGTCAATACGGCGGTTTTAGTTGTGGGGACTGTACCATATGCTTTAGGTTTAATTGTTGGGTACTTACTACAAATTATTCTTTATATATTGCTTATTGCGGCTTTTGTTATTATATTGAAGGAATTATGGAAGATGGATTTAAAAGGTATTTCATTACCTATGTTAACTTATCCGGATTGTGATTTATGTGATTGTTCTGTTGGTCAAACACCTGGTACTGAAGGTAGTGTGAGTGAAGAAGCGAGCACTTCCGTTTCAGATATTTCAGGAGATTCTACAGAGGAGTTACCTTGCCCATATATATATCTTGACCCTGCACCGGATAACGCATTATCGTCATCTTTAGTTTTGTTGGGGGTTAGTAGTCCTTTATATAAAATTCCGGGTAATTCGGTGGATTCATCAATAAAAAATGCTGTTACATCAATTTATTCAGGTAAAATACCCGCTGGTGATAGTGATAATAGTGTTGGGATTCCAAAAGTACAGGAAATTGTTTATGAGCTTAATGGTAATCAAGAAAATGATTATATATTTTCGTCTAATTTAACTTTGGCGGAAAGAATGAATTTGTTTAACACAAAGGCGAAGTATTTTGATGGAAGTCCTGGTTCAAATCCGGGTGGTGGTGTTAATAGAATAAAAGTAACATTTGACCCGGCAAATAATAGTCCTTTAACTAAATTCCATTATGATAATACTATAGTCATTTTATGTGATAAAAATAGTTTAAATAGTTTGAAAGTTGGTCAAATGATTTCATTTCAAAACCCTACATTAACCAAAGATATTAATTTATTTAGTGGTGTAACAAATTCTTATGGTAATCAAGCGATTACAGGATTTACATCTACAGGAATGACACAAGTTTCTTTCTCTTATGCTAACCCTAATCCGGCGGGTTCTCCTTCAGGGGTTACATATAATGTTATGTTAACGGGTTCAACGGAATTTACTGGTACAACAAATGGTTATAATAATTATTATAAATTCCCGATGGATTTAGAATATTTCCAAGTTATAACAGGTATGACTTATTCTGAATTTAGTGGACAATGTGGGACAACAATACCTAATTCTCTTAATGAAAGATTTCTACATAATGATATGTTTCTTCAAAGATGGGCAGGTGGTAGTGAACTACCAGCAGGTTGTTGGGGTGGAGATTACACTAAAGATGGTAGTCAAGATTTTCCAATATTAAAAAAACCAATAAATTATCTGAAAGACCCTGACCAACAATGTGTTTTAATCTTAAATAGAGGTGTTGACCCTAATGTACCGAGAGTGAAAATTAGATACGATTTAAATATTTTATTTGGTAAAAATTTAGGTAGCGACCCCTCATTAATTATTGAGGGTAATTACAAAATGAACTATCCTATTCAAGGAAAATTCAAAAATGTTAGTCACGATAAAAATAACATACCAAATAATTTAGCAACAGATTCATATTCAGGTGAAAAATTATATTTTGATACGTTTGATTTTACCGCAGACACCACTTCATTTTCATCATTCACCTCTCCGTTATTTAGTTATTATTCTAGATTAGATAACAACGCTTTAACTTATCGACCAAGTTGTCCTGGTCCTGAGGTGGGTTTTGAATTCCCATTACCAGTTTCTGATGGGGCTCAAGCAAACAGTGTGTATGGTTTAAAAGTTATTGCTCAAAATGATTTTACAAGTGAATGGAGTTTGTCACAAACCAGTAATTATGGTTTTGGTGGGGTATTTAGTTGTACTACTTATGCTCCGGTTAGTAATGGTAATGGTTCTGATACAACAAAAAATAGAGGGTATTATATTGGTGAAATTGTTGAAGGAGGGTCTTTAGCATATATGAGATTAATTTCTAATCCAGATATTAATCCAAATAATTACAGTTGGTCTTGGGATGGTAATTATTTTGCACCAATATATAATACAACGGGTAATACTTTAAATTATATTTTAACTTCAACACCTACTACTAATAGAAAAATGGTTATGAGGTCGGATAGATTACCGACCTCAACTACTGTTGAACAAACTTGTTGTAATGGATTTTCGTTGCAACATAATTCATCTTTTATGATGTATGATATTCCTGATGAAGGTTTAGTGGGTATTGATACAACTGTTAGTGCGGCGTCTACAGGTGGTGGTGGAGCATCTCAAGATTTAACGGGGGATACTCAAAATTTCACAAATAGTGTAATTAATTCATTTACTTGTAGTGGTTCTGTGCCATTAGAGTGTTATGGTGATGATAGTAACGGTAATATAACAATAAATCACGGCGGATGTGAAGAATATAATGGAAAGACAATCTTTCAAGGGGGTTGTTATATTGTTGTAACAACAGTTTTTGTTTCATTACTTCGAGATTTTGGTTTATTAACTGAATGGATATCTAGAAGTAGTATTAATCTTGGTGCGTGTAGAAATGTTTGGTCACATATATTTGCGAATAATTGGATAAATGGTACTTTATACGCGTATTCCTTCCATAATGACGTTACGTATGGTAGCCCATTTGGAAACCAACCAAATGTTGCTAATAGTGAATTTTGTACAGACACATTGGTGCTACACCCAACTAATAATTTTTATTATAGATGTAGTCCATATAAAGATTCTACTGGTATTTTTATTGGTAAAAATAGACCATCATCATCTAGTTTTAGTAATGCTCAAGGAGATAATTTTAATTATTTATTAACACCAACAACTTTAATTGATTTAGGTCCAAGAAGTGCTTATTTACAAGAATTAGTTATGTCTGACGCATATGATGGATATGTTGCAAATAAATTGGCAACAACAACTTATGGTAATGTGACAGAAATATTAAATTTATTGATTATTAGTAGATTAATAAATAAAAGTTTTATTGACCAAATGTTACAATTTTTGGTGGGGTCTAATATTACAGCATATTTTAGTCGTGTAAAATATAAAGTTGATGGTGATTATGCTCAGTTAATTTCAATTAATTCTGAACTTGGGGTTGCACCTTTTGAATCGCTAAATTATCCGGATAATCCACCACCACAACAAAATCCTGTTTATTGGAATGGGTTTGCATCAGATAGTGCGGTTATTGGAATTTTCTTTAATTCGGATACTCAAACAAGAGACTTTATTACACCGAAAAGAACAATTGTTGATGATACTGTTCCGGATAACTCACCTTGTGGATTTAGTTATTTTGACGCGTTTAGTCAACAAGTTCCTTTTTATCAATGGAGAATTGAAGAATTATCGAGTAATCCGTCGATATTTGGAAAAGAAGATAATGGTTGGAATACAGACCCAATTAATGGTGATGGTAGTTTTCTCTCGTTAAAATATCAATCAATGGATAGAATAGAAACAACATCAAGATATTTTAGAGGTACTGATAATAATTCATCTGAGACTAATTATTATAAAGGATACATCTACGCAGTTAACGCTAGTGGTCAAATAGATGAATTTATTGGAAATTGGGAGAGAAATAATCCGAAAGAAGACTCGGTAACAGTAGGTGCTCCATTTCATTTTTACTTTGGTTTAAAGAAAGGTGCGTCTGCATTTGATAGGTTTACAACTAAATGGATTGATACAACAACCTTTGTTAATTAATTATGGGTAATAGAATAGATACAAGAGTAATTTTAGGTTCATTAAGGTATAAATCAGCACCAGATACTAATCTGATGTTTAATGTACCATTAGTTCAAACTGCTCAACAAAATGTTGAGTTTGATAGAAATATTGATGTAAATTTAGAACAAGTGTTTAATGATGAAAGACAAAAGTCTGATATTTTTAGACCTACATGTAAATTTTCCGTGTTATTTAATAATTCGTACACTGGATTCACAAATTATGTTCCATTAGAAAATAATTTGTATTATGTTAATGAGGTTGCGGCGGCACAATCTAATTGTCCTATTAACCCAGATATTGCGTGGACAGGATTTCCTCAGTATCATGAGTTTGATTTTATTAGAAGTGATTACAATGAAATTGGTTATACCGTTCCAAATATTAGTGGTTATAGTCATGTTAATTTTGTGAGCAAAAGTGCCTCAACATATAATTGGAATCATTTTATAAGTTATCCTTTTGAAAATGTTTATAACCAAAAATTAGCGGCTATTGAGAAAAAAACAACAGAAACTTTAAATTGGGTGGCGTCTGATGGTATACCATTTATTATTGAAAATGATGAAAATAATGGTCAAAATATTGTTGCTTTTAGATGTCCTGTTAAACATGGATTAACTGCTGGTGAATCGGTTAAGTTAAATTTTTCATATAATAATATTGACACTTTTGAGGTATATTCATTAGGTGATGGGTTTGATGGTAGTGATTTATATATATTTAATATTTTTAATGTTGGTTTTACCGGATTAACATTTGATGATGGTGTTGAAGGTACATTTAAAAGAGTTGTTAATTCTGATAACCCTGATGATACTACCTCATCATATTATGTTAGAAAACATAAGATTTTAACTAATGTTGATGACGCAGTTTTAGTTAACGCAGGATTTGACCAAAATATTTTTGGTATTAAGAAAAAATATGAAAGTAGTGGTTATACACCCAATAGAATTGCGAGAGTTTCAATAAAGGAAGGTTCGCAAAATTACACATTATCTTTTAGTAAAGATATTAAAATAAATCCATTATTAGACAATTTACAACGACCAATTACTGAGTTATTTTTTACGACTATTTGGAAAGGTTATTTCGGATTAACTTTAGGAAGACCTAAAGGTGCTGGGTTAGGGGATTATGGTTTAAAGAAAGGGTATGAATTTAATTTACCTTTAGACCCCACAGATAAACTATCGTCTTTTTGGTGGAGAGATAATAATTCAGATTCAGACACTAATTTTCCTTTAGGTACTTATCAAACACCATTGGGGACAAAATTAAATGGTCAAAAAATTAATTTTACATATGTTTTACCATTAAAAGAAGGTGATACATTAGATGGTGATTATTGTGAATGGAATAATTTTGAACAAACTGAAAGAGTTATTTCAACATTGTTTCATAAAATAACGTACAACCCTGAAGTGTTTGATATAGGTACATCAAATCCACAGGTGGGTAATCCATTTGGATATTATTATCAACCTCATCATGGATTAAGTATAAGGGCTTTTTCAACATATATTGAAGAGGGTGATAAGAAAAATGTTGTAGATGTTCCAAACTATGCTTATTTCTCATCAAGTAAAGACTCTTTTTTATGGAAAGATTTATATAGTTATGGTTATATTGATTCAGATAATGTTGGGGTTAATTATCCATTTTTAAATGGTGTTCATTATCCAAATGACACAATTATTTTTAGAATAATACCAGAAGGAACTAATTATAGTGAACAAAACATAACCGCAGAACCAATAATAGACGATTGTGAGTAATAAATTTAGATTTGTAATCCCAAATGATGAACAGTACATTCTTCTACCAATTGAGATGAAATGGGATATGTATGGGCAAGAAGATAGTATTGAACTTTATGAAGAGGATGTCATCAAAGATGTCATTGGTGTTGCAGAAGATTTTGAGTTATTAAGATTTTCTCACGCACCATATAGTAGTGATACTAAAACTGATGTTAAATATGATTTTCATTTTTATAGTGGTAATTCTACAAATGTAACAACGGCAACTAACAATGATTGGGTGACTAGTTATTTACCTGAAGGATTTACTAAAACTGAAATTTATTATTTTGAAAAACCTTTTACCAAATCGTTTTTTAAATTAGATTTTTATGATACAATGGATGGTAAATCTCAAACTAATTATTTTACAATAATTATACCTGTTCAACAGGGGTTTACTGAGTTGGTTAACTTATCACCATATATACCGGATGTTTTAATTAAAAAACCATCGTATAAATTAGATTTTGTGGGGGATAAAGAAGGGTTTTTCATTTATTGGTTAAAGAATGTAAAGTTTTATAATTTAACAACTTTTTATATGAGTGCTAAATTTTTTGATGGAAGATTAGGTGTTTATGTTAAAATGATGAAAGTACCACAATCATCTTCATTAATTCCAAGTGTTTTTAATTTTGATTCAAAGTATTTTTATTATAAAGTAAATTTAGATTACGTTAATAAAACGTATGAGATTTTAGATGAATTAAATGTTAGAGTAGGAACGGCAAGTTCCATAAAATGGTATGAATATATTAATCCATAATGAGTGCAAACACATATCGTATAAGAATATCTCCGGAAGTAATTAATGGTGATGTTTTTAAAGTTAATTATATCGGAGACCCATATCTTGAACAACAGATAATTCCTTTTTGTTGTGACATTTATACTAGAGAGGTAACCAAATATATTGATGGGTCTGCTTATGTATATTCATCAATGACTCAAATATTAACAGGTGGAACAAACACTACTAATATTTCAAAGGCAACACTCAAACCAGGAACATCATTATTAACAGGATTAACTATTCCGATATTGATAACTGAAAATACGGTTGATGTTGGATATTATTCAGTTTTTGATGGGATGATTTTACAACAAGAAGTAATGACTAACTTTTTGTTCTCAGCTAATACAACTGACGCATATACTTACAATTTTTATAATACTTCGGATGTTGAATTTAAAAAATATCTATCATTCTCAAATTATGAAATAGATTGGGGAGACGGTACCCCAAAACAAATAATAACCTCTACTAGTCCTAATTTTTATCAACACACTTATGTACCAAGTCCTCCGAGTGGATTTACAATTAGTATGTCAGGTATGAGTCCGTGGGGTTCCAATGTAGTAAAGAAAACGGTACATGTACCATTTACAAATGCGACAATATTAGACCCAAAAGGTACAACTTGTTTTACCCCAATGGGTGGTAGTTGGTCGGCAACACCAATTTGTTATGATTTTATTTATAGTGGGGACTCTAGTTGTCAAACATATCAAAGTGGTATTAATCCTTATCTAACAGTACCATTAGTAATAACGGGTTATACTCAATCATCGGTGTCGGATTTAAGAGTTTATGGTAAAAAATCTACTTTAGTTGATGGATATTATAAAATAGGGGTTCAAATAACGGGTACAACAGGTGTTATAGGTACATATTGGGGTGGAAGTACAAATGGTAGTCAATTATACACCGGATACACAATAAATGGTGTTGATTATTATGATTATAGTGATGGTACAACTCTATTTGTTGTTAGTGGTGTAACAACAATTGATACGGTATGTGAACCAATTGTAAAAAATGAGGCATTATTAAATGTAATTGATGAGCCAGAAGTTCAATCCAATGTATTTATAGAAAGAGGAAAAGTTTCCGGGTTAGAATCAATGGAAAGATTAGGTGAAGTAGATAATTTAGGTGACCTTGAAAAATATGGTTACAAATTTTTTAACATAATAAAAATAGATTAAAATAATAATATGGCAACAGGAACATACGGTACAATAAGACCCGCAGATGTATCACCCGAAGATGTGGACATCATTCTTAATTATACACCATCAAGAGATGAAACAGATAATTTTGTATTAACAAAGTTAGATGCGGTATCAATATTAAGACCTTATTTTAATAATCAACAAACAAGTTCAAGTCCTAACCCTAATGTTGAAATATTGGGTGGATTATATAATTTAAGACTGCCTGCGGAACAATTTAACCAATTAGGTATCTACACCTTATATATTAGACCAGCGGAGATTAGAACGAGTATTTTGGATTGTGGTGTATTATCATCATTACCTAACGTAAAAGGTATTATTATTGATTTGAACGATGTCCCAAGTCAATTTAGAAATAAATTTGTTAATCAAGGTTTAGTTGGTTTTAGAATTGAATATTTGAACTCTGATGGAACAAAAATACCTAATTTCTTTAGAATTATTACGTCATCATTCTTTTGTGAACCGGTTGTTCAAAATTTAACAAACACATCACAAAAGGCGATTAGATATAGATATACGGATAATAATACAAATATAATCTTTTGTACAGTTTCTCCGTCATCATCTCCGACAAACAAACCAAATGCAACACCATATATTGGACAGCCAAATCAAAATATTATAATCTCAAATACTTTCTTCAATCCTATAACACTTGATATTGAGATTGCAGACCAAGATTTCTCAACATTGGCAATTGCGTTATACGGTAATCAAACTAAATCTATGGATGATGGTATTTACACGATTTACGATACAAATAATAACATTTACCAACAATATAATCTATACGAAATTAGAGACCAATTTAATACATTGTTATACGAAGTTAGACAAAATAGAGGTGATAATATTGATTTTAGTAAAAACTTTACAAACATAACTGAATAATGGCGTTACAAAAATTTACATGTCCTCCACAAGGTGCTTCCGGTGCAAGTTCATTCTCTGATGATTTAGTTGGTTTTCAATTAGTCACGGGGGGTGGTTTAACACAGGGTAATTTTGAATTTGCGACCTCTTTTAATGAAAAGACTAATAGAACTTTTAATACCGGAACATTTTCGGAACCAATTAGTTTAGAAGGATTAGGGTTAGAAAGTACTATTCAATCAAGAGCAATTTTTGAAAATAACTTTAAAGTTTATCCTAATTTTGATTTAAGCCAAATAACAAATTTCACACAATATGGTTCTTTGGTTAAAAGACTTTCCACTTCGGTTGAAACAATTATATCCAAATTCCCTGCGGCTCTTGAGGCGACTATTATGGGTGAGAATTATGTTAAAGGTGAGACGGCAACAAATATAACTTATAACCAAATTGATAATATAACAAGTTTTGATTTAGATATTTCTAAATTAAGAAATCCATTTGCGATTGATTTTACGATTAATTCAACTAGAAATCTTGCGTTAAAAGAGATTCAAGTGTCGGCACTTAGAGATATGACCGTTCAATATGCTTATTATAGTTTATACTATGGAGGTATTGGTTATAATGTGACGGCAATTATACCAACAACCTCAATTACATCAGGAACTTTAAATGTGACTGTTAGTGGTGACCCTTTTCCAAATCAATCATTTACGTTTGACGATTTAGTTATTAGACCAAATGATTATCAAGTTAATAGAGTTTTTAATGAAGACTTAGATGAAGTTGAGAGTTTTTTATTAAATAGAAATGTTACCCCAAAATATACAGCAAGTTTTAATGTTCCAAGAGATGCTGATGATGGTAGTTATTTTTCTTCACAAGAATTTGTTACATTTCCTTTAAATGGGTCTTGGAATTTAGATATTGTAACAAACGCTTTCACTAATTATCTAATTCAGTTAAATGACATTGGAATATCGTTAGATGGTTATAAAACAAATATTATTGCAAGATTTTTAGTTACGGGAGCATTCCAAGAATTTGACACTTTAGGTCAAAAAATGGAAAAAGTTTTACAAATTTATGGTAGAAGTTTTGATGAAACTAATAAATTTATAAGTGCGTTAGCATTTATGAATTCTGTTCATTATAATCCTGGTGATGATATACCATCTCAGTTACTTAAAAATTTATCACAAACATTAGGGTGGCAAACAAATATGTCGCCTGTGTCTACAGATGACTTTTTAAGTTCGGTTTTTGGACAAACAAATACAGATAAATCTCAATATCCTGGTATTTCAGATGCAACAACTCCGGATGAATTAAACTATCAATATTATAGAAATTTAATATTAAACTCGGCTTATTTGTTTAAATCAAAGGGAACTAGAAAATCAATAGAGACTTTAATGGCTTTAATTGGTGCTCCCGATGCTTTAGTTGAATTTAACGAGTATATTTATTTAGCCGACCAACGAATTAATGTTCAACAATTTAATAATCAGTTTGCGCAAATATCTGGTGGAACTTATGTTCAGGAATTACCGACATTAGAGGCGGGTAATACATATAAGTTTAGACAAGATACCTATACTGGATTTACTACAACAACTGTAATACAAGATGTGAACATAACTAAAGATGAATATCCAATGGACGCTTTTGGATTTCCTAAAGCTCCAGTTAACACTGACGATTATTTTTTTGAAAAAGGTAGTGGATGGTTTGAACAGACTCCAAAACATAGAGCACCGGAAGAAGTCAGTTATACTAACAGTGTGTTTACAGGGGCGAACCCTAACTATCAAACAGTTTTAGCGCCATATACCTATGGTCAGGAATATTTTGATAGGTTTGCTCAGTTTCCATTTATGAATTTAGGGTACAACTTAACACAAACTATTGATAACAATAAAAGTTGGGTTGATACAGAAGTTGGGTTACGTTCAAATTTAGATGGTGGTTATAACGCAAGATATTACACAACAAACGATGCGTTAGTACTCAATGCCAAAAATACCGATTTATTTTTAAACCCGGCTCAAGGTTTATCCTATGATGTGTGGGTTATGTCAAGAGAATATAATTTTCCGATTCCTAATGAGGGGTTAAATTATGTTCAACCAACTTATTGTGACCCAAATCCAATATCAAATTATCCGATGAGAGGTGGTGTGGATTGGACAGAAATAAATCCACAACCAAAACGTAAAACATTCTTTGAGTTTGCCCAAACATTTTGGAAGAACATGATTAATGTTAGAAATAGACAATTCTCAACAGATGGTAAAACTATGGGTTATCCGACCCTACAATCAATATATTGGAAATATTTGGATGCTCAGAAATTAGCTGGAGTGCCGGATGGTAGTTTCAACTATACTAACATGATTGAGTATGTAGATGGAATGGGTGATTATTGGGTAAGACTTGTGGAACAAATGATTCCGGCGAGTACTATTTGGAACACAGGGGTTAAATACGAAAATTCAATATTCCATAGACAAAAATTTGTTTGGAGAAGACAAGAAGGATGTCAGTTAATACCTGTACCTTGTAACCCATGTTCAATGGTTAGTAATCTTTATACTTATGATTGTTATGTTCAATCCGTACAATGTTCTATCTATCCGTGGCAAACTAATCCTCTATTAACATCATTTGAGTCAGTGTTAGGTTATTTGTTAGGGAATTATTTAACATCACAAGGTTATGAATTAAATGATTGTGTACAAAATACGTTAAAAAGTACTTGGTATGTAGTATTAAGTTTAGATGATATTGTGATTGTTCAATATGAATTTTTTACAGGTATAGGATATACTAACACTGGTTTGAGTTCACCAACAACGGCTCAATGGGATGCGGCATTAATACCCGCATTAAATAGTTTAGATTTTTATGGATTTGAGTATATTTTAAATGATACTAATGTTGTGGTTTATAGTTCAATTTGTTCTGTAAATGATTCGGGAATCAATTTTAAATTGAATGTTGGAATAAATTTTGAAATTTTATGTAATTAATGGCTTGTAGTTTAAGTGTAAATTTAAGTATAACGGGAGATTGTTCAAATACAAACTCGGGAGTTTTCAGTGTAGATATCTATGGTACTGCACCGGATTATAGTATTCAGTGGATTAATCCTGCTCTTGGAACAATATCTTTAGGTGTAGGTGTAACAAGTTATACCGCGACAACATTATCTGCTGGTACGTATACGTTTAATGTTTTAGATTCGTGTGTTTCTCCATCTCAAACTATTTTACCGGTAAATGTTAATATTTCTAGTGGTACATGTGTAAGTATTACAGGTCAACAAAATACTACCTGTAATTTTAATAATGGAGCGTTGACGGCTCAAACAAGTAATTTCTATGGTTCTGCCGATTTTTATTTATATAATACGTTAACAGGGTTTATAACCTCGGCTACAACGGGTTATAATACATTTATAATGCCACCGGTATTATCGCCTGGAATTTATTATGTTGTTGCTGATGATGGAGGAGGATGTACAGGTACATCAGAAACTATTATTATAAAACCATCAACCACAATTACTTGGGGTTTTTATGTTGTTGAAGATTCAGGGTGTAATAGTGTTGAGTCAGGTAAGATATATGTGACAGGTTTAACGGGTAATGCTCCGTTTACTTATTTATGGTCAAATGGAGAAACTACTGACTTTATTACAGGATTAACAAATGGAACGTATAGTGTTACTATAACCGATAGTACAAATTGCGTATTATCTCAAAGTGCGACAGTTGGGCTAGTCCCTCCATTAGGTATTGCGGGTATTTTAACTAGTGTCCCACCATCTTGTTTTTCGTCTGATGGTGAGGTTACGGTGACTGTTTCAGGTGGGACAGGACCATATTATTACTCAGCATCTACAGGTCAAATAAATGTTTCGTTTAGTTCTTCGCAAACATTTCAAAATATAGGAGCAGGGTTATTCTCTATAAAAGTTACTGATGCTGCTTTATGTTCAGCCACAGGGTCAATAACTGTGTTAACACCAAATGGATTTTCAATTGTAACTATTGATACAATAAATGCAAATTGTGGGAATAATGGAAAAATAAAAATAACTCTTTTAGGTGGTCAATCTCCGTATACATATACATTAGTAAATTCAAATAATGATACTCAAACACAGGTTACTAATTCAGCTGTGTGGCAATTTGTTAATTTGGCACCAGATGATTATACATTAACAATATCTGATAATGGTGCCTGTGTATATACTAATCCATATACAATATCAACTACATCACCTTTTACTTTAAGTGCTAGTACAACAGGGACAACTTGTGATTTACAAAATGGTTCTGTACAAATTAGTATTTCAGGTGGCACGCCACCTTATACAGTAAATATAGGTAGTCAATTACAACAAATTGAGACAAGTGCGGTAACATTTAATAATTTATTTTCAGGTGCGTATGTCGCGGAAATAGATGATGCTATTCCGGGTTGTGCACAAATTATTAATTTTTCAATTGATACTTCAGAAAATGTTGATTTTATGTTATCGGGTACTGATGCTAATAATGGTAATGATGGTACAGTATCGGCATATATAACGAATGGGACACCACCATTCACCTTACTATGGAGTAATAATGTAAATGGTCAAACAGGTTATTATTTAAGTAATTTAAGTGCCGGAACATACAGTTTACAAATCACAGATAGTGAAGGATGTGTTAAAAATAGAGAGGTAACAATAGACGGGTTTGATTCAATCTCATCATTTCAAACGTTTAATATTTGTGATAGTGAATTTGAAAACATTGGGGAGTTAGTTAAAAAAGGACCTAAACAAATGTTGAGTGAAGGATATTATGATTTAACATCCGGATATACAAATTGTTTACTTAATCAAGCTATTTTTAATATAGTTGCAACTATTGGAGATGTAACAGAAACTTCAGAGTTTTACATTAGTTACGTTTTAAATGATTTCCCAACGGATGAGGAATATTTTGATGCTTTAGTTGCTTTATTAGAAAGTTTTGACCAAGTTGCTCAAGTTAATATTGACCCATTAAATAACGGAATTCAAATAATTGCAAAATGTGAAGAACAATATTTGGTTGCGACAGATGTTAGTGTTGATATGCTTATTGACTATAATATTTCATGTCAATACTGTGGAATAACACCAACCTCAACACCAACACCGACACCAACTCAAACTCTAACAACAACACCAACTCAAACACCAACGCCTACTCCAACACAAACTCTTACCTCAACAGCTGGATTAACACCGACACCAACTCCTACTCAAACATTAACTCAAACATTAACACCAACTCCGACTCAAACGCCTACGTTAACACCAACATTAACTCAAACATTAACACCAACTCAAACTCCAACGCCAACTATGACACCAACACCTAGTTCAGACCCATTGTGGTATTTATACTCATCATGTGATTTAAATTTTGATGGAGAAACATCCTATATATTGCAACCTGTATTAGTATTGCCTGGTTTAGAACTGAGTGACGGATTTAGTTCTACTGACGTTAGAGGTGATGTGACGTGTTGGAAATTAATAAAAATTTATAACGGACAACCAACAAACTTACCTCCTGAATTAAATGTTCAAACTTGGAACACTAATTATTTCACAACTGTTAGTAATACAATTTATTCATCTGAAAATGATACTATTGATTCTTGTGAACAATGTAAAACTGTATTAATAGAAGAGAAGCCAACCAATTTCCTTGTTAGTATTAATAAAGACGATATCCAAATTACAAATATAATACCAGAATTTTATTTCTTTGATACATCTCCATTTCCTATAACGAATCAGACTCCTTTTGATAGTGTTCATTATGGATTAAATAACGAATCTCTAACAATAGTGTTTTTACCAATTACTTTATCACCGTCTCATTGTGTTTCATTAATTGTTGATGGAGAGTATTATGATTCGCAACTCCTACCAATATCAATATCAAATGAATTTCAATCTCTTGTGTTTTTAAATATGAATGTGTCACCACTCTCATCATTAGAAATTATAGTAAATACAGGTTCTTGTACATAATAAAAAACCCACCAAAAGGTGGGTTTTTTATCTTACCATATTTTTTCTTGTCTCATATGACCTAAGACACAACAATAAGCGTCTGTTTGGTCAAAATTTTCTTTTTTAAGAGTATTGTTTCTTGTGTATAACCAAGTGATTTGAGGTTCTTTTTTTGCAATTAGGTCCCATATAATCATTTTCTTGTCAATGTCTTTAGGAAGTCCTCCAAATAGTACGTATTTACCTTTATCGTTTAATTGTGTTAAATCCGGAAAGGCAAACTTACGAGAATTGTATGTTGATATGAAATCGGGTACTACACCTAAAACGTCGTATATTTCTTTTGTAATTAAAGTATTAAATCTTAATAAGGTTTGAACAGTATAAACATTGTTTGAGTTTAATAGAGGTTCCTCAATAATTACTTTAGAAATACCCATACCTTTATATTCTAAAAGTTTGGTTTTAAATATTTCACCTTTTAGTAGTAATTCTTTTATTTTATTTTCTTCTTTTGGTTTTGGTATTGGTGAAATATGTGTCAACTCGAGTAATTCTCGACTTTGTATATCAAATAATGCCCAACCAATAGTTTTAGTTGAAACATCAAGACCTAATACTTTAGGGCTTTCTTTAAGTGTTTTTCTCATATTTTATTAGAAATCAAATTTAACCAAAAACTGTTGAATACCTTGTCTTAAGACAGGTGATTGTAGTTTTGATATAATCATAAGATTCTTATCCGAATCGTAAAGACCAATTTCTGTAATATACGAATTTGTTCCTTTAGTCCAAGTTGGGTTTGAGGTTGATTGAAATTCTGCTTGACCAAGATTTATTTTATATTTCATTTCATAAATGGTTGCTTGGATATCAGTTTCTAATGAACCATAGAAATAATATTCATCACCAAAATTTAATGAAGGTGATGTTGAATTTTTATCTACTAATGGAATGAAATCATTTAAATTATAATCGTCAGCGGCGGCATAGTTTTCTTCAGTGATTGTAAATGTGGTTCCTGTTAAACTATCTACGGTTAGATAACCATTTATTGTTGTTGCACTTATTTGTGGTGTAAAATCAATGATTTTCCATGCTGATGGGTCAGGTCTTCCTGTTCCAATAACTTTTTGACAAATAATTTGTAAAGTATCAGCATAAAATCCTGGTATTAAATCACATGATGTAGGGCATAGTGTTGTTGTTGTTGTGGTTGAAAATTCCATATTTTATAAGTATTATTTTATTTTATTTTATATACATGCTTGACCTGATATGCCCAATGTTATTCTTATATTTGGATTTGTTGATAAATCGACTCCTGTAAATGCTGCATATCCCGATGTTATAATACATGTATAAAATATACCATTTAAGAAAAGATTTACTGGTGCGCTTGATATATTTGAAGTAGTTACACCAATTGTAGAAGACGCTGTTCCACTTCCATAATTTCCTTTAGCGGTTTGTTGTCCATATACTGGAAATGCTCCTGATACTACAAAAATAGAACTTGAATCCACCTGTACATCATCAACACTTGGACCAGACAAAGACGCCACATTATAATTCTGAATAGTGACAGCTGATGTATTACTACAACAATCCGTAAGTGATGGTTCAAAATAACCATTACCATCACCAGTGGTTTTTTCGATAGTGTCTACTTGAGCACAAACATCTATTGGAGCTAAATCAAATACACCTATATTTTGATTGAATCCATCACAATCAGTATATTGGTAATTTGTTACTGTCTCAGGTCCTGATATTGGTGGGGTGTAATATAATGTATAACATAGACAAGTTGGTATTGGTGTTTCCGTAGGTGTTGGCGTTGGTGTTGGTGTCGGAGTCGCAGTTGGTGTTTCCGTTGGTGTAGGTGTCGGAGTCGCAGTTGGAGTTGGTGTTGCAGTTGCCGTTGGTGTTGCAGTTGCCGTTGGTGTTGGTGTAGGTGTTGGTGGTATTTCCGTAGGTGTTGGTGTTGGAGTTGCTGTTGGAGTTGCAGTTGGTGTTTCCGTAGGTGTAGGTGTTGGTGGTATTTCCGTAGGTGTTGGAGTTGAGGTTGGAGTCGATGTTGGTGTTTCCGTAGGTGTAGGTGTTGGTGTAGGTGTTTCCGTAGATGTACTAGTCGGTGTTGATGTAGGAGTTGCGGTTGGCGTCGCAGTTGGTGTTAATGTTGGAAGAACAAAAGGTTGATTTAAACAAGGAAATTCAGCCCCAAATCTAACAGATACATTTTGTGATGCAACTGAACCACATTCAATGTTAGGTCCTTGAATTTTAGTGTAATAGTTACAATGTAGTGAATTAGTGAATAAGGCGCTGTTACTAAATCTGTAAGTGACATACATGTATTCAGTTTCAGCACTTAAAATACCTTTAACAACTGGTTGATTATTTTCAACAACACAAGTGTTTGGTGTTGTTAACCCAACTTTAGGTGCCGGTAATGTCCAGTTACGATTTGACTTGTAAGACATTGCAGCAATAATCTCTTCATCATCAATAATAATAATTTGTGAATCAGGGAATACTTTACCAACTCTATTTGGTAAACCGTTACTATTTGCGTGGGTGTCCCAAAGTTGATAATATCTAATACCCGGAGTATTCATATCACTATTTTTGGTTGATTCAATATAATATGGTTGGAATAATAAATATTCGTCAAAACCTGGTGGGTCAACCCAAAATGTTTCTCCTTTACAACAATCAGGGTTTTTATGCCACATTAACCACGGCAAGTGTAATCTAAAGTTACGAGCTTCTCCTGTTGTGTCTGTAGGGTTTGCAGAGTCATAAGGTTGAAATGCGAATTTCTCACCATAGAAGAAATCAATTGATTGGTTGGTATAATGTATAATAGCAATGGCTTTTTGTTCACTAGGTTGAACAACTACTGCTTCATCAAATGAATTATAGTAATATACAACACCATTATCTGTTTGACCACTATCCGACATATACCCAAAGTATTCTTTACTACCCATATAAGATGCTGAACCAAAGTAAGGATAACCTTTATATGTTGAATCATATAAACCAGCAGGGTCTTCAGACCAGGGAATGTTCATATTCCAAATTTTAACATCAGATTCATCTGTACTACATAAAGATTCAAAATTAATTACATTTTGATTCCAATGTGAGTTAGGTGTGATACTATCATATAATGTTGTCATGTTTGGAGGATACACTAATACTCTGGCAAAACATCCACTTGAAAAGTTTGAAAAGTCAGGTGTGGGTCTATCTAATGTGTAATCACCGTTACAAATATCTACAATTTTATAAGTTAAGATTGAATAACAACTGCTCATTGACATTTCACAATCAGGTGGTGTCGGAGTAGGTGGTAATGGAGTAGTACAACAAGTAGATGAAGGTGTTGGTGTTGGACCTTGGTCACATATGTTAGCACTCTTTGTTATTGTAGGCGTTGGTGTCGGTGTTGGATTCGCATCGTAAGTTGGTGTTGATGTTGGTGTTGATGTTGGTGTTGGTGTTGGACCTGGTTCACAATAACAATTATATTCACCTTGACCATCGTAGTATATTGTTACAAAATCACCAATAGATGGTAATCTTACAATATTTGAATTACATCCTGAATATACTAATTGAATAACACTACTACCTATTAATGTAGACATATCTACAAGATAATTAGAATTAATGGTATACTGGCTATTTGTTAATGCGCTCCAAGTAATAGTTGTTGAGGTTGTATCTCCTGTAAAAAATCCTCTCATTGCGGCTCTATTATAAACCGATTGAGGGACTGATGCCATATAAGGAATTCCATACGTGTTACCGGTTATTCCATCAACATAATATGGGTATTTAACATTTTGTTTGTTAGATTCAGGAGCACCTGTTGAATTTTGAGAGTTAAACGCAGGTTCAAGAATTTGTGTGGTAAATTGATTGTACGAATCAGGTAAAGAGTTATAAGACACTTCACTATCACCTACTTGAAAATAAGAGATGTTAAAACTACCTTTTGATAGATTTTGTCTTCCGGTATCGGTTAGTCTTGTACTAAGTAACCCTTGTGTATTTTTTAATATGTATCCCATGTGATATAAATATTCTTATTTTTTTTTATTTTTGATTAACGTTAACAATTTCTACAATACAACATCCACAACCACTTATAGTTGCATTGAAGATATTATATAAATCTTCACTTAATGTATACGTACAAGGTGTTAATGGTCCGTTATTATTTATTGTTGTGGTTGTGTTAATAACAATTGAATCAGAATTTGTAAATGTTAATGATTCCCAAGTTTCAGTATAGAAATCTAAATATTTAACATATGATTGACATCCTTGAATTATGTTAAAATTTGCGTCCGATGTTGTTGAACCACTTGATGTAAATGGTGTTGAAATATTATTTTTAGATAATACACTATTGGTAACTAAACTTGCGGTGATACCACTTGGGGAATAGTAAAATTTGTTATCGTGTGATATGTTAAAATTAATTACGGTTCCACTTGGTAATTCAGGTGATACACTAACTGTTGTTGTATATTGATTAGTTAACGTTGTATTATTATTAACCGGATTTGTTTTCGTAGTTGATAATTTTACACTATAAACAGTTGGTGATGCAGGTTCATTTAATGTCACGTTATTACTATTAGTGTTTCCACTTATATCAACAACTTTAATACTGTAGATACCTGAACACAATTGACTAAAGATTGGTGAATTAAAATAAGTGACACCATTATCAATTGAATATTGATACGGTGGATAACCACCTGAAACATTTACCATTAAATTACCATCACATGAACATATTGGTTGATTAACACTATAAGTTAATGAATTAATACCTAATGGATTACAAACACCTTCATTAACATAAACAGTTCCATTAGCTCCTAATATGTACCAAGAGTTAAGTGGGGGTACTGAAGATGGTAATGAAGAATACATAGAATATGATAAGTTACCACCATTCAATTTCCATCTACTTAATGATGTGTCCCAATTAATTGAATAGGTGTAATCATCGGATACCCATTGATTATATTCATAATCATCTAATCCATTTGGATTAAAATGAATTTGTAAATTATTAATACTTGAATTTAAACAAAAATTGTATTCTATTTCCATTTTATATCTGTGATGTTAATTGATATCATAGTTTATGTGTTTTTTATGTAAGTGAAACAGTATTGTAACTTGTTGGTTGTACAATACTATCCATATATGGAATACCATAAGTACCACCAGCATTCCCTTGAACATAATAAGGATATTTAATATTCTGTTTGTTTGTTTGAGGAGAAGCCGTATCATTTTGAGCATTAAATGCTGGCATCAAAATGTTATTATTTGTTTGGTTATACGCAGGTGAAGCGGTTTTTAGTGCGGTATAATTTACCTCACTATCGCCAACTTGAAAGTAAGCAATATCAAAATTACCCTGAGATAGGTATCTTCTACCCACATCAGTTAATCTTGTGTTAATCAGTCCCGCAGTATTTTTAATTATGTATGACATTATCTATAAATAGTTTTTCTTTATTTCTCTTTTATTTTAATTTATACAATAACCAACCCATTATAATATGGACTAGTAAAACCTGGTGCTTGTGCTCCCGAGGAGAAACTTGTATTATTAAGACCGTTACTGGTTCTTATTTTAGCGACAGCATTTATCGCAGTACCATTACTATTAGTAATATTACCCGTAACTAAAATATCTCCATCAGATAATATTGCAAGTTTAGGGGTAGGAAACCATGCCGTTGTTGCTTGGGATTGTAGTATTAACCCAGTTCCGCCAAAAGAGGAGTCTATGGTTCCTCCAATTAAAACTCGAAAAATATTGTTTTTAGTGACTGCTGCACCTCCAAAACCAACGCTAGTAAAACTTCCTCCAATAACAATTCTACCTGTACTTTCTTGAGCCATAGAAGTAACAGTTCCATTTACATATGGTGCAAAACTATTATCCCTATTACCATTAAGGTCAATTTTTATTGGTCCTTGCATTGGTACACCTGAATTTACCCATCGGGTAAAACTTCCACCAATAAAAACATTATTTTGACTATTATCCAATATCATACATTCCACTTGACCTAAACTATTTTGAATTGTGGTGGGTAAAGAACCCGCAAATACAGTATCTCTAGTACCATTAATATCAAGTTTCATTATTCCTAACGCAGGTGATATAAACCCTCCCGCAACTAATATATTATTATCAGGAAGAGGTTGTATGACCTTAATAACACCATTTATACTTCCACCTCCCAAAGTACCTGCCGCTTGGAATGACTCATCTATAGAACCATTAAAGTTTAATCGATATAACATCGCTTGGTCTCTTGTGCTTGGATTACCAGCATTAATTTTAGCATCACTACCACCAACCACTATTTGACCATTGGGTAGACAAGCAATGGCAAGTATTGTCATTCCCAAAAAAGAAGAAGGAGGTGAAAAACTATAATCCTTACTACCATCAGGATTTAATCTAACAAGACCAGGACAAGCCACACCGTCAAAACTTGAGAATGGTCCTCCAACCACTATTTGTCCATTAGTTTGTTCGGATATTGCAACGGGCCCCCCATTATCTGCAGCACCACCGTTTAAACCAAATCCTTGTCCAGTGTTGAAAGTTGTGTCAATAACACCTGAATTATTTAATTTTACAATACCAATAGAAGATACATCACTATAACTCTGAAAAGTTCCAATAATAATAGGACCAGGAGAAAATTCTAAACTGTATAATTCCGGAGGTAATGAACTACAATCCCCTAAACTTTCGATATATCCGCTAACTATATCTAATTGGGTTGTTACAGTAACTCCCAATAATAAAGCATCTTTAGTAACATTTCCTGCCAATAAATTTGGCGTAGCGCTTCCACTGGTGTATCCGTATAGATTAAAAGGTCCTGCTATGTATACGCTTGACGAGTATCTTGGTTGTAATATAAATCTTATGTCCATAATTTTATTTATTTATTATAAATATTAAAAAATTTTAATTTTAATTTTAGTTTATTATCATTACATCAATCCTATAATCACACAAAGGTGGAGGATTTATTGTCATTACATCAATCCTATAATCACATAAATCCGGAATTGGTTTAAATACATCAATGTGGTACTCACAACTTAATGATGTAGATGTTGGTGTAGGTGTAGGTGTTCTTGTTGGTGTAGAAGTTAATGTAGGTGTATTAGTTGGTGTTAATGTTGGTGTATTTGTTGGAGTTTGAGTTGGTGTTGTTGTTAGAGTTTGAGTTGGTGTCGGAGTTCTTGTTGGTGTATTTGTTGATGTAATAGTAGGCGTTTGTGTATTTGTTGGTGTTTGTGTATTTGTTGATGTAATAGTAGGCGTTTGTGTAGGAGTTCTTGTTGGTGTAGGAGTTCTTGTTGGTGTATTTGTTGGTGTTTGTGTTGGTGTTAATGTTGGTGTTTGAGTTGGTGTTGTTGTTAGAGTTTGAGTTGGTGTCGGTGTTGGTGTTGAATAACAAAACGTAGTTACTGATTTTGCCAAAATATTACCAACAGAATCTCGTGCAACCAACCAATAAGTATTATCTGATGTGTTGGTAACCCCATAACCTATACCACCTGAAATTGTCCAACTAGTGTTCGCTAATGCCAATGCTTGTGACGGAAATGTTGTTGTACCCACTTGGTAAGGAGGTGTCCCCCCAACTATAGTAGTTAATGCAACAGTAATACTTGATGGTAATGAACAAGTATAACCCACATTAAAATTAAAAGATATAGGTGTATTTGTTGGAGTTGATGTTGGTGTAGAAGTTAATGTAGGTGTATTTGTTGGAGTTGATGTTGGTGTAGAAGTTAATGTAGGTGTATTAGTTGGAGTTAATGTTGGCGTAGATGTTAATGTTGGTGTTTGCGTATTTGTTGGAGTTGATGTTGGTGTTTGCGTAAGTAATGGTGGGTCTGTTGGAGTGTTAGTTGGTGTTTGTGTATTTGTTGGAGTTGATGTTGGTGTTTGCGTAAGTAATGGTGGGTCTGTTGGAGTGTTAGTTGGTGTTTGTGTATTTGTTGGAGTTGATGTTGGTGTTTGCGTAAGTAATGGTGGGTCTGTTGGAGTGTTAGTTGGTGTTTGCGTATTTGTTGGAGTTGATGTTGGTGTTTGCGTAAGTAATGGTGGGTCTGTTGGAGTGTTAGTTGGTGTTTGCGTATTTGTTGGAGTTGGGGTAGGCGTACGTGTTGGTGTTGGTGTTAAAGTTGGAGTTGGGGTAGGCGTACGTGTTGGTCCTGTTAATACACATGTGGTATATGCGGTAAAATCACCATAATAATCCTCAATTTTTGCAGGGTATGACCCAGATTCTAAATCCATAATTGCTGGAGATATGCTACCATTTGCCCAAGTTACCGTATAAGGAGGTGTTCCTCCGGTAATAGATATTGAAGCTCTACCATCACGACTACCCGCTGTTGAAGGATTAATGACATCGCATTCAACGGTCATTGGAAATAATGTAATCACATCACATTCATTAGATTGTAAATAAGTAATTGCTGGTTGTGGTGGAGGAGGTGGAAAACAACTATACGCGTTATTCAAACAATCTTGACAATCCGAGTATAATGTTATTGTTGTTTTACTTCCATCATAAATTAACGACCCTGATGGGATTGGACCTTGTATTAAATATGCGCATCCACTAAATGACGGTGTTTCCACTGAATAAACAGTCTCTAAAATATTTACATTAGGTGATGTGAATATAAGGTCATTTACTCCGAAAAAATTATCGGATGGATTTAATTTGGTGCAACATTTTTGAAAATAATATATCATTATAATTTGTTTCTGTTATACTATAAATAATCCTTTATTTGTTTTTTCACCAAAGATGTCATAACTTCTACATATTTTTTTGTAGAACTCTGTGAACTAACATAATCAAAAAAGTTAATATTCTCTTTTAATTTATCTAATGGGTTTGAATTAATAAAATCTCCTTTATAAAATTTATCTTTTTTTTGATTATCTGTTACTCCTGCCATGTGAAGAATAGGTTTATCTTCGTATATTTTTATTGAATCTGTCGCCCACGAAAAATCAAATTCAGATGTTATTTTTGTCTCAATCCCGTGTAACCATAAGTTCCATAATAATGACCACATCTCGGCAGTCCAAAATTGAATTTCACCAGGACTAATTGGGAATCTTTTTTGATAGTCTAACATTTGGTCATACAATGGAACACAATCCGCATAAATTTTTTCCCATAATAACCAATCTGTATTTTTAATTAAGTATTGACCACCACCCGAATTTTCTTGATTACATTCAACACACTCAACTGAAACGCCAACAACATCAGTCATTTCTTCTAATAATTGACCTTTACCGGATGTAGGATGTGCACTTTCATACCTATTACAACAATCCATTATATAGTTATAACCAATGTAACCTATCGTATCAGATAAGTAAGTTATATTGTCATTAATTAAACTATCAAAATTTGGTAATTTTCTGAATATAATGTCAGAGTCGTGTAGAAAAAAACATTTACCATATTCAGGAAAATCTTTTAACCATTTTGAAATTAAAAATGGTTTTACTGTGGGTATATAATGTTTTTGAGGTCTATTGTCAATATAATAATGAACGTTAACGCCTAAATCTTTTATGGTTAAAGATTCTTTTGTTGGTTCATTATCTTCACTTATAATTCCAAGTAGGACATGTATTTGATTAGGTGATACCCCGTGTTCAATAAAGTTGTGGATATACACCATTATTTGCCAATGGAAATAAGGTACATCAGGTTGTGCTGTAACAAAAATCATATTATATTAAACGTTTTTAATTAAATATAAATAACTATCTAATGTAATAAATGGTAAAGATGATGATATTTATATAATATGAAACTGATTAGAACAATATCAAATTTGGTTACTGAATCTAAAAGAATTTATGAAGACGCATGTGAAAAGGGTGTCAACGAAAAAGAATTAGATAGATTAGAAAAAAACTACAATGAATCTTTAAAACTTTTAAGGATATATGAAGGTTTGGGTAAAAAAACGGAATAGACCTATGTTCCGTAAACAATTTCAACACCCTCAACGTGAATAGTCCATCTTAATGTTTCACCCGCAACACCAGTTACTAATATTTCTAAAGCATCATTGGTGTTATCCGCTTGAATTAAAACATCATAAGAACCGTTAGTTTCAACATCAGTACCAATAGTTGATACAGTACCAATTAAAGAGGTTATTCCACCTGAATTAACAATCGCGACTTTTCTTATATAATGAGCTCCTCCAGAACCATCTGATTTAATACCTCCAATATTTACCGTAACAAACATTGCGGTTCCGTTAGTTATAGTTATACGTTCATCTGACTCGTTTAAGAATATATTAACAGGGGTTACTCCTGTTGTTTTATTTCTACCTACTAAATCAATTTGTTGTGAACCACCTGAGGTAGTTGTACCAGTCCAAGTACCTGGTGAGAATGACCTTTGACCAAAACGAGAAGTACATCCCCAATTTCCACCAACAATTGATGACAAACGGCTGTCAATTGTATTATTACAACCACCCCCAATAACAGATGAGACACCATTATAACATATTTTGTTACCTGAACCACCACCAATAACAGACAAGTTTCCACCATTACATATTGTATTAAAAGAGCCACTACTAATAAATGAATTACCCCCATAAATAATATTACAAAAACCACCAACAACTACTGATTGAAAGTCTGCATAATTTTTAGAACCTCCACCAATAAATGAGAAACTACCATATGCGCAATTATTGCAACCACCGCCAATAACAGAATAACTAGAAGTGATAGGTATAGCGTTTAATTTACCGCCACCGATAAATGAGAAACATTCTGACACAGTATTACCTGTACCTCCACCTATAAACCCATTCCTTCCTGATAAACAAATACAGTTGAATTGACCACCACCTATTGTTGAACCGCTTGTTGAGATATAATTATTAAATCCACCACCTATAAATCCAGTTGAACTAGTAATAGTATTATTAGAACCACCACCTATTACTGATTGAGTACCAGAAACAGTGTTATTTAATCCACCACCAATGAATGAACAATTACCTGTTACCAAATTGCAATGTCCGCCACCAATAAATGATTTGTTATTTGTTATAGTATTTTGACCACCACCAACAATACTTGAGGTATATCCTGATACGGTATTTGCGTATCCGCCACCAATAAAACTTTGTGGATTTCCTCCTGAACTATCTGTGAAATTTCTAATGATTGGACTTGATGGAGTGAATGAGCTTACTGAGGCAGTTGCTCCACTTACATCAAGATAAGTGTATCCACCTGAATAAGTTGATGCGGTTATAACAACATTTCTTGAACAACTCAAATCCCACGTTAATAAAAGGTCATTAACATTAAATGATGAAGTTTGATTACCAAATAACGTAATTGAACAATTATTTGCGTATGATGAGAATTGTTGTGATGAGTTACCTATAAAGTTTAATGCTCCACCACCAATAGTTGAATGATTACTACATATTACATTAACAGCTCCTCCACCAATAACCCCAAACGCTTGGGAGACTCTATTATTATTACCACTTACAATACCACTACCATAAGAACCACAACCTACACAGTTTCCACATCCTCCTAAAATTGATGCTCTAACCCCATATGTTTTATTTTCAAGACCTCCACCAATAACGGCGTCTTCACCAGTACCAGTTGTTCCTGATATTTGATTACGTCTACCTCCACCAATAAATCCGTATGAATGACATATTTTATTATTATCACCACCTGCAATTACTGACTTTATTGGATTCATTACACTACTAATGATACAGTTATTAGTCCCACCACCTATTGTAGAATTATTTCCGCATACACAATTATAATTACCTCCAGCAATTGTTGTATAAGGACGAGAGGTTGTATTACAACGACCACCACCAACAAATGAAAAACATCCTGATGCAATATTTTTATAACCACCACCAACAAATGAAAAACATCCTGATGCAATATTTTTATAACCACCACCAACAAAAGAACCAGTATTAGAAGCAATATTATTTGACCCTCCCGCAATTGTTGATACAAGACCAGATGCAGTGTTAGCAGAACCGCCACCAATTGTTGAAAAATTACCAGAAGAAATACCATATCTTCCACCACCGATAAACGAAAAACAACCAAAACTTTTATTTGCAAAACCACCACCGATTGTTGCAAAATTACATCCATTAGGGGCGGTAGTTGTATTTACTAATCTTGGATTATTTCCATAAGTAAACGTTTGGTTTGTATATAAACAAGTATAATAACCAGAATAAACAACATTAGTGATTTGTCCTGCGTAAGTGGTATTATTATAATTAGATGAAATAAAATTATCTCCAATAGTAAATGATGATGTTTGGTCGCCATAAATAACAAAACAATTAGAATTAACACAATATGAGCCAAATATAGTTGCATTAGATGTTATGTTTAAATTACCACCACCAATAAAACCGGATTGAGATTTATTTAAATTTACCTTACCACCACCTATTGTTGAACTAACATTAGTAGCAGAATTTGATTTACCACCACCAATTGTTGATTGAAAACCAGAAGCAATATTACAATAACCACCACCAATTGTTGATTGAAAACCATAAGCAATATTATCTCGACCACCACCAATAAATGAATAACGACCTGATGATTCGTTTTTTCGACCACCAGATACTGTTGAATAGTTTACTGTTGCACAGTTAGAACAACCTCCACCAACTGTTGAATAATATTGACAAGTTAGATTACAACCACCACCAATAATCGATGACATTTCTCCCATCGAACAATTATAAGACCCACCACCTACTGTCGAACCAATACCAGAAGCAGTGTTATATGAACCACCCCCAATTGTTGACCTATCACAAGAAGCAGTATTACAACAACCTCCTCCAATTGTTGACCTACAACCAGAAGCAAAATTATAAAGACCACCGCCAATTGTTGAAGAATCTCCAGAAGCAGTATTACTAGCTGCATAGAAACCACTATTATAATAATTCACTCCACCACCACCTACTGTCGAACCAATACCAGAAGCAAAATTACAAAAACCACCACCAATTGTTGAATAACCAATAGAAGCAGTATTACCTTTACCACCTCCAATTGTTGAAAAATAACTAGAAGCAGTGTTACATCTACCACCACCAATTGTTGAATAACCACCAGAAGCAGTATTACTATTACCACCTCCAATTGTTGAAAAACAATTACAAGAACAGTTATTACTTCCACCACCAACTGTTGATGACCCTGAATAACTCAAATTACCATTACCTCCTGCGATTGTGCTATAATTACCTAACGATTGATTACTCATCCCACCTGCAACTGTTGAACCCGTACCGTAGGCTTTATTAGCAACTAATGGATATGACCCTCCACCACCGCCAATTGTGGATAATTGTCCACAAGCAATATTATATTGTCCACCACCAATAAATGAATGTGTGCCGACACTAATTATGTTTTTTTGACCCCCAACAATTGTTGAATAGTCTGTTGTTGCTGAGTTTGATAATCCTCCTAAAGCGGCTGAATAATCACCTGAAGCCTCATTATTAACTAACTTTCTAACCGATGAATTAATTCCTGTACCTGTTATGATTACTGCGTTATCTAACGAAGTGAATAACGAACCAATCGAGGCTTTAAAGGATGAACCTTCGGGGCTATCTGTTGTATCACCTGTTAATACAATGTGAACTAATGCGTTTGGTGATATGTAGGGCGGAAAACTTCTATCTGTTAATCTCATTGGTTTTTTGTTTTATATTATAAATAGTTCGTTATTGGAAATCGTATATATCAAAATCCATAAATTCAAAATATTCATAATCTTGAAATTGTTTTGGAACTGGTGGTAATAAATTACAAAGTACCACTTCAAATCTTTCACAACCATCACCATATATAACTTTAATACCTACTGCGGCAACACTATCAAATTGTGGTGGTAACGCAATAATATTATCCGGAGGTACTGAAGTAACAATTGTTGCAATTAATATACATTGACTACCATAAACATCACACGCATAAATTGTATACGGGAAATTTGAACCTGTGATTGACTGTATGTTAATTGCTGTCATATGTTAAAAAGTATATAATGGGTTACATACACCTTCATTAGCGTAAACAGTTTCGTTAGCGCCTAATACATACCAAGAGTTAAGTGGGGGGTAAGATGAGGATGAATAAACTGAATAAGATAGATTACCACCATTCAATTTCCATCTACTTAATGAGGTGTCCCAATTAATTGAATATGTGTAATCATCAGACACCCATTGATTATATCCATTATTATCTAATCCATTTGGATTAAAATGGATTTGTAAGTTATTAATACTAATATTTAGACAAAAATTATATTCTATTTCCATTTTACGTTATTGATATGGCGACACCTTTTGTTATATTTAAGGTATTGTATGATGTGATGTTAGTGTATTTAGGTGTTGACGTACCTTTAATTAGTAAAAATTCGCTATTTCCGTTGTACCAATTTGAATTAGCGTAACTTGTTAATAATTTATCAACATTAGAACTATTAAATCCGCTTCCACCAACTATTATAACTTCTAATAAATTTGTAAAAATTCTTGAACTATTTGAGAATGTTGATATTGTGTTATTACCGGATATGTATAATTTATTAATATCTAGATGAACTAATGATAGGTCACCTGATATTGTGTTATTACCATATATTTGAATTATTTTTGCATTAGAAGGTAAGTCTTGAATATTACCATAAATGGTATTATTGCCTTTAATAGTTATTGATGAATATGCGAAAGAATTACCTAAACTATTAATATTACCGGTTAATGTGTTGATACCTTGTAAATCAAAATTCGCCTGAATTTTTAAATTTAATGAACTAATATTACCGCTAATACTATTACTTCCGAGAATAGTTAACGTCTTTAATGTTGTGTAGTTTAATGTTACAATATCTCCATACAGAGTATTACTTCCCAAAACTATTATAGTTTTTAAATTTGGTGGTAATGTAGATATATCACCAGTTACTAAATTTGTCCCTTTTAAAGTTATATCTGTAACACTATTTGATAATCCGCCTAAATCACCAAATATTGTGTTATTACCCTGTACATCTATTGTTAATAAATTAGGTGTTGACATTAATGATATATCACCGGTGATAGTGTTTAAACCATAAATTGTTATATTGTAAAGTAATGATGGGAAAACAGAGATATTACCACTTAAAGTGTTTTTACCGGCTAAAATTATATTTGTTAATGTTGTTGGTAAATTAGAAACATCACCTGATATATTATTTGATTGATTTTGATTATTACCCCAATAATCTACATATAATTTTTTTAAACCGATAGGTAAATTTCCTACATCTCCCGAACAATTAGAGTATTGTGAAATAAACTCAGTTAAAGTTGATGGTAATAAACTTATATTACCTGATGTAAAAAAGCCTTGGTTTGTGAAAGACCCATAAATTTGTAATCCATCTAAAAGATTTAATTGGGACGTTTCAATTTCTAAATATCTAACACTATTTGTTGTTATTTGTGGGGCAACCTGTGATGGTGCCAACAAAATTATAGATGTTAAATCAGAAGATTGGATTAATATATTTCCTGTATAAGGGGTTGAATATGTGTGTATAATATAACTTATTCCTGAAGGATAATTACTAATATTACCGTCGCCCCAAACCACTCTATATGGTAATGAAGCGTTTATTATAAACCCTTGAGAGTCAACCTTTGTTATACTATTTAAACTTCTAGCAATCATCGTGAATGTTTCACTAAATGATGGTGTTGATGATGTAGGTGTTAACGTTTGAGTTGGTGTTAGGGTTTGAGTTAAAGTTTGTGTTGGTGTGCTAGTAGGAACTGCACCTGATGTTTGTGTTAAAGTTTGAGTAGGTGTTTGAGTAGGTGTTGTGGTTAAAGTTTGTGTGGGTGTTGGTGTTGTTGTTGGAGTAGATGTTGGGGTAGATGTTGGTGTACTAGTAGGCGTTGGTGTTAGAACAATAGCTTCTGAACATAAAATACAATCGCCATCATCTAAAAATCCGTATGGTCCTAATAATAATGAAACATCGTCAATACCTATTGTATTAAGATTAACACCAATATATCCAACACACATTAGTGTTCCATTAACGTTGGCTTGATAAACATGAAACTTCTCAATTGGAATATTTCCTGGCGTAACTATTTGATTTGTAGTATAATACATCATACCGTTATAACAACTTTGGAATTGATAACTATAAGGACATACAATAGTATCGTCAATTGTGTTAAACGTTACGCCTTGTTCAAAAGTACAAGTACGTGCAATTTGTGCCGATGGTGTTGGCGTCATTGTTGGGGTGAGTGTTGGTGTAGGTGTTACACTTTGAATAGTTGCACTAATAACTACATTACATGGGTTTGTGGGTGTTGGTGTGGGTGTTGGTGTTAATGTTGTTGTACTTGTTATTGTTGGTGTGGGAGTGGTTTCAAAATCACAATCAAATATTGCTGAGAAATTTAAATTTGCACAATTTAATGTTGGTGTGGGTGTGGGTGTTGGACACGCTCCACTAGAAAAATAGACATCATCTAAATCCGGACACGGATTAAAACATGGTGATTGACCTGATAAAAGACAAGTCCCATCTAAAACAGTTGATAAACACCATTGAGTTGACCCTGTGTTATAATAAATGAATAATCCATTTGTTTGACCTGTCCAATATAGTTGAGAGTTATGTGTCCCGGCACTAAAGTATATATCATCAAATGTTGGGTAACCAGTGTTTGAAAGGCAATATGTTGAACTACAAGGCATATTATAATGTTAAATTTAAAATTGATTCACAATTATTATTATCTATAACTTTTAAATTAAATGATGTTAATGTACTCCAAATAGGAGGTATAATTACATTATAAGGAAAGGTTGAAACTGTGTCTATGTATATTGATAAAGTAATTGGGTTATCACATAGATAAACTTTGAAGGGTGATACTCCGGTAATATTACTTATTGTTATTTGTGTACTCATTTCGTTATGTTATCTCAATAAATATAGGGGGATTAAAAAACTAATAAAGTTTTGATAATAATAATTTTATTCGTATATTTGCATCTATGTCAGATGATGCGGAAATTTTATTAGAAATACTACACGATATCTTAGGGGATGAAAAACTTCACTATGAGTCAAAGGGTCAAATATCCTTTGACTGTCCTATATGCGATGAAGACCAACACAAAGGAAACATGGAAGTGAATTACTTTGAACACGTCTATAAGTGTTGGAGTTGTGGTGATGAAAATAATACCAAAGGACCTCTTGGAAAACTAATTGACAATTTTGGTAACAAGAAACAGAAAAAGATATACAACCTACTTCAACCTGAAAATCACAAACCAAAAGAGAAACGAGTTACTAAATTAAGACTACCTGAAGGATTTACCAAATTCAAGGATAGTAGTTTAGTTTATCCGGTTCGTCGTCAAGCGTATAATTACTTAACCCAACGTGGAATTACTGATAAAATTATTGAAAAGTATGGGATTGGATTCTGTGATAAGGGTGCGTTCTCGGGTAGGGTAATAATTCCTTCTTATGATAATAAAGGAGAGTTAAACTATTTTATAGCCAGAAGTTGGGACCCAAATAGCCGTGCCAAATATAAAAATCCTGAAGCATCAAAAGATGAGATAATATTCTTTGAGAACACAATCAATTGGAATGATGACATCCATCTTTGTGAAGGTGCGTTTGACGCTATCTTCCTACCTAACAGTATTTCTATGTTGGGAAAACATATGTCGGAGTTATTACTTAATACATTATACGAGAAAGCGAATGGTAACATAATCATTTGTCTTGACGCCGATGCGTGGGTAGACGCAGTTAAGTTATTCCACAACTTAAATGGGGGTAAATTATATGGTAAGGTTAAAATAATAAAATTAACGGGTGATGCCGATGTTGCCGATTTAAGAGGTGACATCAGTGATTACTTTTATACAATGAAATAGATGGTAGATTTAAATGAGGTTGCAAAAGAGGTTAGAGAGTTATTAGATAAACGAAGAGGGGAACTTGAATTAACATTCGTTGAGGACACCCACACTTATTACATGAAAGATGAGACCGGAGTAATCCGGAGTGATTATCCATCTGTTAGTAAGGTAATGAAATACTTTTACGAGGAATTTGATACGGAAGGTATATCATTAAAGAAAGCCAAAGGAGACCTTGAGATTCAACAACAACTCTTAGATGAGTGGAAGGCGGCGGGGGATTACTCAACCAATATGGGAAGTAGAGTTCACTATATGTTGGAGAAGAAAACTATTGAGATGTTTGGGGATTACAAAGAGGTTAGACAACCAATCTTTGAGTGTGACTTTACACAAATCTTAAAGGGTGATAGTATGATATCCGCAGGAACCGCTTACTTAAACCTTATGGTTGAGAGAGGTGCCGTATTATTGGATACGGAGATTGTGTTGGGTGACCCTGAACTAGCTTACACCGGACAACCGGATAAGGTATGGTTGATAATGAATAAGGAACAAACTGAATTCGGATTGGTAATAACGGACTGGAAATCAAATAAGCCAAAGAACTTTGAGGAATCATTCTTCACTAAAAAAATGTATTACCCATTTGATAAGTTACCAAACAATGCGTTGGGTCACTACTTCACTCAATTACCATTTTACGGAAAACTTCTTATTAAAATGTTACAAGGAACCAAATACGAAAACATTAAATTGTATGGATGTGTGGTTGTCCTTGTTAAAGAGATTGGTCAGTATGAAGAATTCCGTGTTCCAAAGGGAGTTCAAGAAACTATCTTGGATATGGATGTGAAAAAATATTTGACTAAGAAGTAAAAATAAACTAAATTTAAAAGAAAAACATATGGACGATTTATTACAACCAAAGATTGATTTAAAGAAACAACCTACATTAGTGTGTGAGGAGTGTGATAGTATCTACTTCAAAGAAGTTACGATGATAAAAAAAGTTAACAAATTGTTAACAGGTAGTTCGGAAGACACAATTGTGCCGTTCCCAACTTATAGATGTGACGATTGTGGTCACGTAAATGAGGAGTTTAAATTATTTGATAAATAATGAGACTGGTTAAACGAGGATTTGCGTCACAACCATTAGGGTCTATGACTTTATGGTTAATACCAACATTATCATATGTTATACAAAAGGCTGGTGGGGTAACATTTCATAGAGAGTGGATATGGTGGGTCGGAATACCTACTTTGATTTTGGGTTGGGTATTATTAAATTGGAAAATTAAAAAATAAAATGATAAAGAAATTAGTTCACTTTAGTGACTTACATATAAGATTATTCAAAGACCACGACTTATATCGAGGAATCTTGAATGATATGTTGGAACAATTCAAAGAGATTGCTCCGGATAGGATTGTATTCACCGGAGACCTAGTTCATTCTAAAAACCAAATGACTCCCGAACTTATTGAGTTCGTGGCTTGGATTCTTACGGAGTGTTCTCAAATTGCCAAAACAATAGTTATAATTGGAAACCACGACTTTTTGGAATCGAACTCATCAAGATTAGACGCTCTTACACCGGTTATTGACTCATTAAAGAATGACAACATCGTTTATTTGAAGAACAGAGGTGAATACGAGGACGATAATGTTGATTGGGTGGTGTATTCATTGCTTGACCATAACATTCCACCTGAGATTGAAAAAACGGGTAGATTGAAGATTGGATTGTTTCACGGACCAGTTCAGGGATTAACTACTGATATCGGATATAAGTTTGAAACCGGGTTTGAAACAGATAAGTTTAATGGATGTGACTTGGTTTTATGTGGTGATATTCACAAAAGACAAATCTTCAACATACCTGGTGGAAAGAAAGCGTATATGGTTGGTTCAACAATTCAACAGAACTATGGTGAGACAATAACCAAGCATGGATTCGGAATCTATAATCTTGAATCAGATGAATATTCATTTGTTGATTTGGATAATCCAAAACCTTTCTTATCATTTAAGATGAAATCATTTGATGATATTATAAACGGAACTGAAAAATTGGTTAATAGTGGTAAATAAAAAAATATGAATAATTTAAATGATATTGCCATTAAATATGGTACAGATAAAAGTTCTGAAATACACGATTATTGTGTAAAATATGAAAAATATTTTAATTTTAATCAAAATGATAAATTAAAAATACTTGAAATAGGTGTTTTGTATGACGCTTCCTTAAAAACTTGGAGCGAATTTTATCCAAACTCTTTAATTGTTGGGATAGATATTGATGAAAACTGTAAAATTTATGAGTCCGAAAATATTAAAATTGAAATTGGTTCACAAGAGGATGAGAAATTTTTAAATAATGTTATTGAAAAATATGGTGAATTTGATTTAATAATTGATGATGGTTCTCACTATCAATCACATATGATTAAATCATTTGAAATTTTATTTCCGTGTGTTAAAAAAAATGGTTTGTATGTTGTTGAAGACACTTGTTGTTCTTATTGGGATGAATATGAGGGGGGATTTAGGAAATCAGGCACTGCTATAGAATACTTTAAAGATATTATTGATGATGTTAACTTTAATGGGGAATTACTTGAAAGTCATTATAGTTATGCTAGAAAAGATGACTTATTAATTGAACAAGTTAAATTAAAAAATTATAAAATAAGAACTGATATTGAATCAATAAATTTTATGAATTCAATTATTATCATAACTAAACGATAAAATGGGAAATCTTAGAGACAAATTCTCCGATGAGGAGTGGGAAGAATTACTTAAAAAAATAGAACAAGAAGACAAAGAACGTGCATCAAATCAAGTTAACAAGTAGTCAATTAAGTAGTGTCAATGAATATTGTAAATTAAACAATATTGAGGACGTGGATAAGTTCATAACCAAATGTTATACTGAAGGATTTAACATAAAGAAATATGGTCTACTTGGTGATGATTCGGGAAAAACAGGTATTGTTGGTGAAAAACAGGTAGAAATTGAGGTAATCCGTGAAATACGGGTAGAAGTACCTGTTGAAGTTATTAAAGAGATTGAGGTGATTAAAGAAGTTATTAAGGAAATTCAGATTGAAACTATCAAAGAAGTAGAGGTTATTAAATATGTTGATAGAGAAGTCATAAAAGAAGTGAGAGTAGATGTTCCTGTCCCAAATATAGATAAAATTGGGGACGAACCGGAACCGATAATTATTGAAAAAATAGTTGAGGTCATTAAAGAAGTTGAAAAGATAGTTGAAGTAGAAAAATCAAATGATAAGACATTACTTCTCCAAGAAACTTTACAGAAACTTAGAAAAGAACTATCTTTAAAGAACACAAGGATTGAAGACCTTGAAAAAATAAATAAACAATTGGAATCCATTAAAGTTAGTCAAGGTGCTGTCTTTATGAAAGGTTCTAACTTAAACGATATGATGTAATATGATTAACATTTTAACTTGGTTCATCTTAAGCTACGGGCTTATGAACATTATGGTCTACGGGTCAATCTTTCAGGGATTTAGAGACTTCTTCCAAAAATGGGGAAACAATAAATTATTACCATTTAATGGTATTGCTAACTTTATATCGGGTATAATAACTTGTCCGATGTGTTTTAGTTTTCACGGAGGTTGGTTTTTATCATTAACTGTGTTCTCACCAACATTTGTATTGTTTGAAACACCATTATGGATTAGTTGGTTCTTTGATGGAATTCTATCATCCGGAGCGGTATGGGCAATCAATGCGATAATTGAATGGTTTGAAGAAAATAGACCATCAAAAAATTAAGTTATGGAAACTAAGTTAGGTGATTTTGTAATTAAGTTTTTACAAAATAAAACAGAAACGAGAAAGATTATCAAGTGTGACGACTTTTTTCAGTTAATAAATGATATGGGTATTACTGATGATAGCGATGAAATTATAAGTATTATTAATTATTTAGAAGAAAACAATACAGATATTAACTTTCATGGGGCAAAAACTCAAAATTTTTACAATAGATTTAGAAATATTGAAAAAAAAGTTCAGATGTCTAAAATGTTAATAGGTTCTAAAACGGAAGTTCAAAAAATGATTGAAAAGGTTGAGAGTGTTAAAGTTCAAGAAAGACCAGATTGGTTGGATTATTATCGTAATGATGATGAAGGTGATGAGAGTCCTAATCATATGGGATTATCTGATAGAGATAAGAACTTAGGTCAAGACATTATTGATAGACTGACTAGTGAGGTTAAGGAACGAATTGATAATGAGCCGGGAATAACGTTAGAAGAAATACGAGAACAAATGAATGACGAAATAAATAACAATTAAATAAAAACAATTATGCCAAAGTCAAAATTACGTGGTGGAGCAAAGGCTCACAAAACAAGAGTTGTAACAAGAAACAACGCTCTTAAAGGATTAAGAAAGAAAGCTCAAGCGGAGTACACAGAAATGTTTGAAAAACAAATGGAGACATTGAAAGCTCAATATCAAAATGAGAATGGTGAAACAATGGATTTGAACACTGAAGTTATTGGTGAAACAAATGAAATTAATGTGACCGAAGCTGAGGTTGTAACTCCTGAGGTAGAAGTTGAGAACTAAGATAATATCAGCGTTTCCTGGTGTCGGTAAAACGACTTACCATAAAAACAATACTGGAACTACATTAGATTCAGATTCGAGTAATTTCAGTTGGGTTGTTAATAAAGATGGTGAAAAGGTTAGAAACCCCGAGTTTCCACAGAACTACATTACCCATATTAAAAATTGTATAGGTAAATACAAATACATATTTGTTTCATCACATAAAGAAGTTAGAGATGCTTTGTTAGACAATTGTCTTTTCTTTTACTTGGTTTATCCGGATGATAAACGAAAAGAGGAATTCATCCAACGATACCGAGATAGAGGTAACGACGAGAACTTCATTAAGTTAGTTGATTCTAAATGGGATGAATGGATGTCGGAATACTATTGGATGGATAGAGGTTGTGAGAAACTAACCGCATATGATGGTTGGAACTTAGATACTGTATTGGAGGCTCAAGACAGAAGAGACGGTGGAGATGTCATTCAAGAAGAAGTAGAAGAACTGAATTAAAACAAATGGATTTATTCAATCCCCCACCACAATTTAATTACACAATAATGATAAAAGATTTAGATATCACAAGTTTTGATAATCCTTACCTACAGATTGTATGGGAGGATTATGCCGAAAACTTTACACAAGAAAAAATAAAGAGTGTTCGTCATTACTTTCAAAAGAAGTACAACACGACCAACGTCAACGTAATCACGAAGACAAAGGTTGCTGAGGACACCACACATACCGTAGACATATCCTTTAACATCTTGGATGAGAACTATCAATTAGAATTAGTTCGTTCATTCTTGGAGTCAAAAGGGAATATGGAACACTACGATGATATCTACCAACTTAATAGTATTGTGGATAATAAATTGTTACAGGACCAAACTGATGCCACTCCGTTTAAGAGATGGTACATCAAGAACATTGAGTTCTCAAATTTTTTATCCTATGGTGAGAATCAGAAGATAGATTTTGAGAAGTGTGATGGGATTACGGTTGTGGAATCAAACCCGCCTAACTTTGGGGGTAAGACAGTTCTAACAGTAGATTTACTTATGTTCTTATTCTTTAATGAGACAACCAAGACATCAAAGGCGGAAGAGATATTCAACAGGTTTACAGATAGAAACAAAGTTGCCGTAAAAGGTGAGATTACAATCGATGGTGAGGAGTATATCATATTGAGAAATATTGAAAGAAAGTTATCAAAGAAAAACGAATGGACGGTTAAGACCGAGTTGGACTTTTATAAAAGATTGTCTGATGGTAGTTTACAAAACTTCACCGGAGAACAACGAAGAGAGACCGAGGCGTTTATTAAAACGTCAATCGGGACCAAAGAGGACTTCTTAATGACCATCCTAACAACTGCCACCAACTTGGAAGAACTAATTGACGCTAAACCTACGGCGAGGGGTCAAGTTCTTTCAAGGTTTATGGGGTTAGACTTTCTTAAACGTAAAGAGGAAGCTGCCAAAGAAATTTATAGTGACTTCTCCAAAGGAATGTTATCTAACATCTATAACTCTGAAGAACTTAAAACGGATAACCAAACTAGTCAGGAAACGATTGATACCCTAACGGAAAGTAATCTTACGTTGGACACTCAGTTGGAAGATGCTAAAGCAAGAATCCTTAAGGGACAAGAGTATCGTGATGGGTTGTTAAACTCTAAACATAATATTGATAAAGATTTGACACTAGTATCTCCGGACAAAGTCCAAGAGGAAATTAATGGGTTGGACCTACAGAAGACCAAAGCCATTTCAGATAGAGATGGTGTTAAGGTTGTTGAACCATCTGAATTTTACCACGAGGATAAACACGATGAGGTGAAACAGGAGATTAAGGATTTGATTACCAAACAAGCGGAGAACAACGCCAAGATTAAAAGTATCGAAGAACTTAAGAGTTCGGTTGATGGTGGAATCAAATGTGAACACTGTGGTATTGAACTGATGAATGCTGCAATTACCAACGCAAAAATTGGGGAGCTTGCCGGTTTTATCACGCACAAAGGGGAATTAGAGGGGTTAATGCAGGATTTAACCAGCAAAGAGTTAGGTTTTGTTAATCTTAAAAAAGAGTTTGATGAGTATGAGAAAAACAAACTTATCAAAGAGAAATATGAATTAAGTGTTGAACGTTTCCAATTGATGATTGACGCGTTAAAAACCAAATTAGAAAGATACTCTGAGGTTCAGGATAAGATTATTGAAAACAATAAGACAGATGGATTGTTAATTAAAGCGGGAATTAGAATTGATGAACTTGAGGGTGAGAAGAAAACTATTGAAACTAGTATCTCAAACAATAAGTTTACAATGACAAATCTAACTACCAAGATAACATCTAACTTGGAAACAATTAGAAAGATTGCGGAAGAGGCGGAAAGAGAAAGAATCTACAAAATCTATTTGGAAATCTTCGGTAAGAATGGTGTGACCAAACTTATAATGAAGACGATGATGCCACTTATCAATAGTGAACTTCAAAGACTATTGGAAGATAGTTGTCACTTCAGATTAGAAGTTAAGATTAACGACAAGAATGAGGTTGATTTCCTTATGATTGATAACAATACTCAGGTTGAGAAACCGATGGCATCCGGTTCCGGATATGAAAGGTCAATTGCTTCACTAGCGTTAAGAGCCGTGTTGAGTAAGATATGTTCATTACCAAGAGCTAACGTTGTAGTGTTTGATGAGGTCTTTGGAAAGATATCCAACGACAACTTGGAAATGGTATCGGAGTTCTTTAGTAAGATTAAAGAATACTTTGAGAAGATATTCGTTATTACACACAATCCACTAGTAACAAATTGGGCGGATAACGTGGTGAGAATTAGAAAAGAAGAAAATATAAGTTATGTTTCCCAATAAAATCAATACCTGTCAGTTGACAGGTATTATTTTTTTAACTACCTTTTTAAAAAAAATAATTAATAAAATGACAACAAAAAAAGGAGCCGACCCGAGTGTTATATTAGAAATATTAATGTCAATGGAATTATCAAATTTAAATGGTGAACAATTGCGTGATGAGGTAAAAGAAAAATACTCAAGTTATTTTGGTAAGACATCTAAAGATACTATAAAAGCGATTATTCGAGAAGATTTAATAATTGAGAATCAAAAAAAACGAACTTTAATTAAATTACCTCAAGATTTAAAGAAACTTGATATAATGGCGGTTAATTATAATGAAATTAAGGATATAATAGAAGTTTCTTTATGTCAACAAAAAGGTAATAACGCAAGTTTTAATTCATCATCAGAATCTAAAACATTAGAATGTATGTCTGATTGTTTGTTAAATGAAACATATAAGGAATTTTTTAATTTATTGCCGGATAATTTAAATCCAAATAAGTGTGGGAAAAAATATGTTGTGGATGTCTGTATTGGTATGGTTAATGCTTGTGGAAGCAAAATTAAAATTAAAAATAATGTTGAAATAAAATACTATACAAATAATGAATATTTATCTTATCTAGGTTTGGATATTGATATAGTTGAACTTGCTATGTTAATAGAGAAAACTGATAGAATCCAAAAACATTCTTACGACGCAATCTCTGAATGTTTAAATTGGGATGAAATTTATGATAAAAGTTTAAAATTAATAAAAAATAATGGAATTAAATAAAACCTATAACGAAAGTTGTTTAGACACAATGAAAAAAATGTCTGACGATTTTATAAAATTAACAATTACTTCACCACCTTACGATGATTTAAGGACTTACAATAAAAATGTTGGTAAAAATAAAGATGAGTATAATGGGTACTCATTTCCTTTTGAGGATATAGCTAAAGAACTTTTTAGGGTTACTCAAAAAGGTGGTATTGTTGTTTGGGTTGTTTCGGATGCCGTTAAAAATGGGTCAGAGACTGGTACCTCATTTAGACAGGCGTTGTTTTTTAAAGAAATTGGGTTCAATATTCACGACACGATGATATACCGAAAATTAAACCCACCACCAAATGCTGGTGCTAGATACCAGCAAATGTTTGAATATATGTTTGTCTTCTCAAAAGGTAAACCAACAACAACAAATATTGGGTTAAGAGATAGAAGTAATAAATGTGATGATAAAAGAACTTATAGAAAAAAGAAATTCTCAAGAAATAAAGATGGTGAATTTAATGAAAATGATTATTTTGTTAAAGATAGAGTACCGGACTATAATATATGGGATTTTTATGTTGGTGGTGGAAATTCTACTAACGATAAAATGGCGTTTGAACATCCCGCAATATTCCCTGAAGAGTTAGTAAAAAAACATTTAGAATCTTGGTCAAATGAGGGTGATATCATTTATGACCCATTTATGGGTAGTGGAACAACCTCTAAAATGTGTATTTTATCCGAAAGAAATTATATTGGGTCGGAGATATCTATTGAATATTGCGACATTGAAAAAAGACGTTTGGAATTTATTTTAAATAATATAGATTTAGATAAATAAATTATTCACCTACTTGGTAATTATTTTATTTTTCACTATCTTTGTAACATAATATATAACTTAAACGTATAAAGTATGGATGGTTTAACCAAATACATTTTATTTGTCTTCGCAAAGAATGACAACCCAAAAGAATTTACAGAACAAATCGCAGAAGAATTATGTGTTATTTCAGACACACCAAATCTTAATTTTTATTTCGGACCAGAATCATCTGTGTTCACAATCTCAACATTAGATTCCCATCAGGATGTAAAAGACTATGTTGATATGATTTTAGACGGAGGGGATATTATGTATGTCTTACTACCTTACACATCTGACAATTTGTCATATGGTTTACCTAAAAAAATATCAGAACATCTTTTTAATGATGGTATTAGTGACTTTATGTCAGAAAAATCAAAACTTTCAGATAAAAGTGAGTTTGAGGTACGAAAAATGATACAAGACCAAATCAAAGAAAGTTTTATGTTAAACATTGAAGACTTTGACTTTGATTATGATGAAGATGAATGGAGTGATATTGATGAGATTAAAAACAAACAACGTAGTCCATCTTTAGACGATTTATTGGAAAAGATTAAAGAAAAAGGTTTAAATTCGCTGACAGAAAAAGAATTATCACAACTTAACAAATATTCAAATTAGTATGAAAGAAAAAAATTCAGGAATTCCTATAAATCAGGAAGAAATCCAATTATATCTAAAAGATATCCGGAAAATTAAAGTAATGACTGTAGAAAGAGAGAGAGAGTTATCAAAACTAATTGTTTCAGGTACTCTTACCAAGCAAGAAATTGATGAAATTAATAAGGAATTATTAGAGGGTAATCTTCGTTTTGTTATTACTGTGGCAAAACAGTATCAAAATCAAGGGTTAGATTTTCCTGATTTAATTGCTGAGGGAAATTTAGGGTTAATGAAGGCGATTAATAACTTTGATTGGACTAAGAACTTAAGATTTATTTCATATGCTGTATGGTGGGTTAAACAATCTATCCTCCAATCACTAAATGACAATGCTAGAACCATCCGTTTACCGGTTAATGTAGTACAAGATTTACATAGAGCAAAAAAAGAAATTGAATCTAATGGTGGTAAATTGGATGATAAGTTTCAAAACTTACCATCGATGATTGATTTAGATATGAACATTAATGAAGATGGTGATACTCTTATTGATATAATTAAAAACGAGGGTGCTGATATGCCTGATGAGGTTTTTAATAGTAAAGACCAATTAAAAGCTAAACTAATTACATTGTTAAATGTTTTAGATGAACGTGAAAAAGTAATTGTTGAGGATTATTTTGGTTTAACAGGAACACCAAGAACTCTTGAAGATATTGGTGGAGATTTTAATCTAACAAAGGAACGAGTTAGACAAATTAAAGAGAAAGCCTTGAGAAAATTAAGGAATGATAGTTCAGTATTATATGAATATATGTAAAAACTTTATAACCTTCTATTTATTATGATAGAAGGTTTTTTACTTTTATGATAAAACTAAAACAAAAATTATGAAACCAATTTTAAATTTTATTGATACTTGGGGTATTAGAATAATGTTTTTCCTAGTGGTAATAACATTTTTCAAAACTTGTAGTACAAACTCAAAAGTCCAAGACGTTAATGATAGTGTTGATTCACTTTCAGTTAAACTTCGTAAGGAAATAAAGATTGAAGGTCTTAAATCCGAGAAAAGAGCTATTCAAGCTTCTGATAGAAAAATATTAGATGTGAATAGACAAACTCAAATTGACCAAGAAATAAATAAAATATCTAATGATTAAATCATTATGGGCATCCATTAAGGAACACCCAAATAGAGCGATGTTCTTAATACCAATTATTTTGGTTGCGGGAATATCAATATCACATGTTGTATCTTGGTACAACTTAGCCAATCCAATTAGTTGGGCTATCTATTTATCAGTGGCTATTGAGATAGGTGCTATGACCGCCTTGGTTGCTGCCACCAACAAAATTAAGGGAGGAGTTTGGTTTATGTTTGGATTAATTACTTTCATTCAAATGATTGGTAATATTTTCTACTCATATAAACAAATTGATGCTAATGGGGAGTTATTTAAGTCGTGGATGGAATTAACGGGACCTGTATGGGAAGTGTTGGGGTCAAAAGCTAATGATGTTATTGCTATGAAACGATGGTTGGCTTTCTTAGAAGGTGGTTTACTTCCTGTTATCTCACTAACATCTCTACATTTCTTTACTAAATACGATGATGGTAAATCAGGTGTTGAAGAGGTAAAAGAGATTATTAAAGAAGTAACTATTGAAGTTGAAAAAATAGTTGAAGTTGAGGTTATAAAAGAAGTTGAAGTTATAAAAGAAGTTGAGGTTATAAAAGAAGTTGAAGTTATAAAAGAAGTTGAGGTTATAAAAGAAGTTGAAGTTATAAAAGAAGTTGAGGTTATAAAAGAAGTTGAGGTTATAAAAGAAGTTGAAGTTATAAAAGAAGTTGAGGTTGAGAAAATTGTTGAGGTTCCTGTGATTGAATATGTGGATGTTGAGAGACCTGTTTATATTAGGGAGAATCTATTTGATGAAAATACGGGTGAAATTGACTTGTCTCAGGATGAACAACCTATTAGTAATGAAATATTTTTTCCTAATCCTATAAATGATGATTTTATTAGTCCTGGAATGGACACGCACGAGCCACCTCGTCTAAATAGATTAAGTTATGTAAAATAAAACTTAAATTATTAGGTTATGATAGACATAATTAACGGTTTTAAACCAAGTGGAAAACAAAAGAAAAAAAATCAAATAATCCTCACACATTCTTCAAGGAATGTTGGGGATTATTTGCAATCATTAAAACTTAGATTTAATGGAAAATTTAAAAGAATACCTAATTATATCATTACTAGAGATGGTAGAATACTCCAATTATTAGGTAATAATGAACATTCAAATTATTTTATATCACCAAACATAAATAGAAATTCTATAATTGTTTGTTTGGAAAATTTAGGGTGGTTAGAAAAAGAACCACTAACTAATCATTACGTTAACTGGATTGGTGATATTTATAAAGGTGACGTGTATGAAAAAAAATGGAGAGACTACTATTTTTGGCAACCATATACTACTGTCCAAGTTGAGAAAACTTCGGTATTATGTAGTAAGTTATTAAAAGAAATGAATATTAAATCCCAAATTATTGGACACAACACAAAAATAAATGGTATTGAAAAATATGACGGAATAGTTAGTAAAAGTAATTTTGACACTGATTATACAGATGTTAGTCCGGCATTTAATTTTGAAGAATTTTTAAAAAAAATAGAATATGAGCAACTCACATGATGAAATAAAAAGATTAGTAGAAGCGTCTAGAAAGATGTTATCAAATAGTACAATTAATGAGGATATTAATCGTATTAGACAAAAACACGGTATTATTAACGAACAAACAGATTTAACAGATGATAATATTACCAAAAAATTAAATGTTGCTAAAGACGTTGAGGATAAAATTGAGGACGACACCAATAGTCCGGAAGATAAATCACAAGGATATAGAGTTGTTGGTGGTATAATTGTTTTACATGGTAAAGAAAATAGTGATTTAGATTTGACTACTGATGAGAAAATTGCTTTCCAAGAAACAATGAATGAGTTTGTTGAAGAAGTTTCTGATTTAGTGGATTTCAATAAATTAAATTTGTACCCGAATAATGTTGAGTGGTCAGGTAAAATAATTGATTTTGATTTAGATTTCTTTTTTACTATTGGAGAAGAAAACGGAGTATATATTAATGGTGAAATGTTAAAAACTGACGATGAATTCTTAGAAATGATTAATAAATTAAAAGTTTTTTATGAAAAATTTAAGTCAAAATGGTCTAAAGTTTTAGCGTCAAGAAAACAAACAAGTAATACTGAAGAATAATGAGAGACATAATAGGAGATAACAAACAAAATATATTATTAATTATTGTTATAGTATTGGCGGGTTGGAATATATTTACATCTAATGGTATTAAAACGGATGTTAAATCATATAAAGAAAAAATAGAATCTCTTCAAACTGAGATTGATTCAACCAACGAGGTTAATAAAAATATTAACATTAAAATTGATTCTGTAAAAAAAAATGTCATTAATATATCCAAAGATATTCATCATATAGATAATAATATAACCATAATTAAAAAACAAACAAATGAAAAAATTAATAGTGTTGATACTCTTACTGTTAACGAGCTTGAGCAGTTTTTCACAGACAGATACAACAAAGGTACGAATTAGCACTCCAATTGCAAAATTGGTGATAAAAGACATTATTAAAGGTGATGGTTGTATAATTGAGTTAAAATTAACTCAAGAAAAATTATTTAAAACTGAAGAAAGAGAAAAAGAAAAAGATAGTCATATTTTTTTACTTGAAGATAAAGATAAAAATAATAATTTTATGATGGTTAAAAAAGATGAGCAATTAAAAACATCATATGAATTGTCTGATAATTTACGTAAGGAACTTAAAGAACAAAGAACAAAAAATTTTTTTTGGAAAGTTGGAGCTTACGTTGGTATAATAACTTCAACGTATCTCTTATTATTAAAATAATTTAATTATGAAAACTAAAGAAAATATTGCTTCAGATTTAGAAAATAAAATGGAGGATGAAATGAGTAATGTAGGTGTTTTTAGTCAAGGTATTGAAGGAATGATGGCGGCGAATGATTTTAAAAACTCGTTAGGTGAAGAAAAAAACAAAAAAACAGATATGATAAAAAAGTCAATTAAACAAGGGGTTTCAGATAAATTAGTCAGTAAAACTAAACTTAAAAAACCTGTGAGTAAATTAACGTCGTCATTACCAATTATGGGTGAAAATGGTGAGACTGATGAGTCTACTGGCTCAGGTTCCGCAGGTGGGTTTTCAGCGCCATTATTTTCCACAACTAAAAAAGAAATGGAAGAAAATTGTTGGAAAGGTTACAAAGAAATTGGTGGGAAAAAGAAAAATGGTAAGACAGTTCCAAATTGTGTTCCAGTAAAAGAAGGTGTTAAAGAAAAGGATAAGGAAAAAAAATATTTAGATATTGAAGACATGATTCCTGAATTAAAAAAACAACTTAATAAAGGTACTCGATTAGATAAAGATACAAAAAAAGTTGAAGCGACTGAAGCTACGGGTTCAGGCTCTTCAGGACAATATTCAACAACTGCTGCTTGGGCAAAATCAACAAGTAAAAAAGATTGGATGGGTAAATCTAAACCACAAATACCGGGTGGTAAATTTGTTCAAGTTAAGAAAAAATGTAAGAAGTTCCCATATTGTAATCAGGGAGATATTAAGGCTCTTAAAATATATGAGAATGAAACAGTTAAGAATGCAATCAAAAATATTAGTGAAAGACATAATATTAGTGAAAATGTAATCAAGTCAATAATTTCATATGAGTATGAAAAATTAAAATCAAACAAATAAAGTAAAAAACTAATATATTTATAATAAAAAAACAACAATGAAAAAATTAAATATAACTTATTTAGAAAAAATGATTTCTAAAGTATTAAAAGAAAATTTAGGTGAAAAGGCGGAAACTTTAGTATCTAAAATTAAATCATCTATTAAAGAAAATTCTGAAGTTTGTGAGTGTGGTGGTAACATGTACGAAGGTGAATGTGTGGAATGTGGTAATAAAATGATGGATGAAGGAATTTACGACGTTGAGGACATTAATAATAAAGACGAATTTGATTACGTTCAAGAAGAAGATGATATTGAAACAGAAACAAATGTGGAGAATGAGGAATCTTGTAAATATCATATGGATAACTTTGGTCCGGATGATGACAGAACAAAACAATTTTGTGGAGATTCAATGAATGAATCTTTAAAAGGTCGTCAAAGAAGATTAGATAGAAATAAAAATAATAAAATTGATGCTGAAGATTTTAAGATGTTAAGAAAAGGTGAAACTAAAGAAGGTAAGACATTTCCTGATTTAACTGGTGATGGTAAAGTTACTCGTAAAGATGTTTTAGTTGGAAGAGGGGTTAAACTTAAAAACTCAAAATCTGACAAAGCCATTAAAAAAGTGAATAAAATTTCTACAAAACATGGGATGGAAGAAAGTAATTCTGTTAGAATGAGTGAAAGTGAAATGGTAAATTTAATTGAAAAAATTATAATAGAGCAAAAATCTAAAAATGTTAAAGACTCAGCGGAAAAAACCAATTCAAAAATAATAGGTAATACACCAGGTTATAACAAATACGAACAAATTCATAAAAAAGACGGAAAAGAAAATGAAGATAGTCTTAAAGCTGTTGCTCAAAAGATGAAAGATTACTTAAAAGATGGTTCTAAAGGTGAATATAATACAAATCCAAAGTTTTTCCCAAAAGGTAATGGTGAATTAGCTAAAATGGATAAAATGGCGTATGTTCCATCAGATGCTGTTGAAGACTATGTTGATAACTTTACAGCGGCGGCTTTAGAAAATTTAGATTACGATGAAATCCAACCAAATGAAGAATGGGTAACAAATAACATTGAAGGTTCTTCTAAAACAGGTAATAACCCTGATTGGGCAAATACCGGAGAATCTGATGTTAACAAAAAACGTAATAAAATTAGAAAAGATAATATGTTAGCAAAACTTAAAAGAATGGCTTATAATAAATCTCCACAACCCGTTGTTAATGATAAAGAAGGTGGTAGTAAGGCTAGTGATATTATGACTAAATTAGAATCAACTGATTCTAAAAAAACAAAACAAATTAATGAAGAATTTAATAGAATGAAATCTTTAATAGGTTATAATCAAAAAACTCAATAATTTACAAATAAATAAAATCAATTATAATTTCTCCATAGACAACATCTATGGAGAATTTTTTTAACTACATAACAAAACCTTTAAAACCGGAAGATATAGATATATGGTTTAAAATGAATAATATAATCCCTGAAAAATTGGAGTTATATTCTGATTTTTGTCATACCCTTTATATTTTAATACACGAGACCTACTTGGGTCAAGATAATGTGTCTACGGAAACTAAAATCAAGTTAACGAATGATGATAACACAAAACACTTTGAGTGGTGCTGGATAAAAATTGTTAATAACTTTCAAAAAGAAAATATAATTTTTAACAAAAAAGGAGACCATTTTGATTATTTCCAATCATTTTTTGATGAAATATTTTATAATCAAATAGAAGATAAAATAAAAAATTCAATAAGTAGTTTTTTTACTGATTTATTTAATATGAAAAAATCTTTCACAAAGTCAGATTTAGATATGATTTTAACCATTTATAAAACATTAGATAAAAATCTTAAAAAATAAAAAAATCCTTTATAGTCTTTACTATATGATTAAAAAAATTACTTTATAAGTATTAAAAATAAATTAATTAACACAATTTGAAATGGAAACATTAGAACAAATTAAATCTTTAACAGAAGAGTTATCAGTTGATACTTCAAAATTTTTTGGAGGTAATA